CTTCGGTGACCGCACTGTTGGATATGGCAGGCAATACGCCGCGCTGGGAGTACAGCAACAGGTCGACCGGCTCGTTAGGATCTGGTTTGACGCTAACATTACCACCCGGCAATATGTCATCATCGATAAGCAACAGTACCGCATCGACATGGTGCAACACATGACCGACGAAGACGGAATCAAGGTTACAGACCTGACCCTGTTTCGGCTTGATGAGAACTTTGATGTGGAGGTGGGCGCATGAACAGCTTGCAGGATAAACTTAAATGGTTTGGTGCGATGGTTGCAGGCGCGTGCAAAAACACCTACCACTACACCAGGGCCAACAACGCAAAGTTGCCTTATGCCGTATGGGCTGAGGACAGCGAAAGCAATTCGTTCGAAGCGGACAACCGCAAGGCTGAGCAGTTTATTTCCGGGTCACTGAACTACTTCACAAAGAAGGAATTTGATCCGGTGATCGATGATCTGCAGAACGCACTGAACGAGTCCGGCATTATCTGGGCGCTTGAATCGGTGCAGTACGAGCCGGAGACCGGGTTAATCCACTATGAGTGGAGGTGGGACATTGGCAAAATTGAAGGTTAAGGGGCTGTCGTTTTACTCGCAACAGCTACAGGCTCTGGAGCGGGACGCAGAACCCATAATCAAAAAATGCGTCTATGAAGGCGCGGCTGTAATGGCTGACGCAATCAAGGCGGCAATCGATACGATACCCACCAGAAGCCCAGGCGAATGGGGAACATCGGATAAACCTGTTTCTGGTTTGTTGGCGATCCAGAAAGAGGGCTTGAAATATTCCTTTGGTATTTCCAAGATGTCCGACCGGAATAATACACAATCCGTAAAGTGCGGCTTTGATGGCTATAACAAGGTTGTAACAAAGAAGCATAAGAACGGCGAACCAAACCAGTTAATAGCAAGAGCAATAGAATCGGGCACGAGCTGGCTGCAGCCGTGCCATTTTATGTCCAGGGCAATCAACGCAAACCAAGAGGCCGTCATGGCTAAGATGCAAGAGGTTTGCGACGCAGAACTTGCCAAAAGGACAAACAATTAATAGGAGGATAACAAATGAGCGCACATGGTAGAGTAAGAGTTGGCTTCTCCCGTCCGTGGGTAGCCAAATACAGCAACACTGACGGCACTGTAACTTATTCGGCTGGTTGCCGCCTTGCCCGTGGCGTGGATGTATCCCTTAGCCCGGAGGCATCCGACAACACAGATTTTTATGCTGACAACACCGTGCAGGAGAGCGAGGGCGGCACCTTCAACGGCGGTACCGTTACCCTTACCTGTGATGACCCGCTTGCAGCTGCTAAGGCCCTGATTGAGGGCACGCCCGCCGCTGATACTGACGGCTGGGTAAAACACGGTGATTCCACCAGCAAGCCTTATGTGGGTCTGGGCTGGATCGTAACCTATGTATCTAATGGCGTATATTCTTACGTTCCGACTGTGGTTCGCAAAGCCCGCCTTAACAGCATCGCTGACGAGGCAAGCACTCGCGCAGATGGTATTGAGTATCAGACCAGCGAGCAGGAATACGCAATTTTCCGGGACGACACCGCCAATCATGATTGGAAGTGGGTCAATGAGGCAGGCTATGAAACCGAGGATGCTGCAGAGGCAGCCCTTAAGGCCGCACTTGGCGTAGCCTAATTTGTAAACTAACAAATAACCGGCTGCCGGTGGAGTGATCCGCCGGTGGCCTTTTTATGTATGGAGGGTCACATGGAGCTGAATGGTCGAGAGATCGGATTTAAGTTTACGATGCGGGCGTTTAAGATGTTCGCGGACTTTTGCCCAGAGCGGGATTTCTCCCGAATTGGCGAAGCGCTTTCGGGCAAGTACGGCAATATCATTGAAAATCAGATGGCGTTTATTATCGCCTTGAATACGGCCTACTGCAGAAGTGCAGAGCATAAAGATGAGGGACTCGCGCCCTTAACCATGGATGAGCTTCTGGATTTGGATCAGGATACGTTTCAGGATCTGTTTCTTGCCGCCGCTCAGACGATGCAGGCAGATGAACAGACGCACGTTGAAACCAGACCGGCACCAAGAAAAAAGGCGAGCGCTCAGCAGGCAAAACGGTCCTAACTGTTGAGTGGCTAGAGTTTTACGGACTTCAATTTGGCATGACAAGAGCCGATATTTTAGATACGCCGCTTGGCGAAATGCTCGATATGCTGTCGTGCTTTTATGTTACGCGCGGGGTTGCCGTCGAGGTGCACCGGCGTACGATGGATTATGACGAAGTAATGAAATTAAGGTAACCAAAGCGAGGTGAAAGAATGGCTACATCGATTGGCCCGATAATTAAGGTTGACGGTGAAAAAGAATATCGCGAATCGATGAAGAACATCGTCACCGCGACGAAAGAACTTGATAGTGAATTAAAGGTTGCCGCCGCCAGCTTTGACAAGAGCGGCAAGGCGCAGGCCAACAACGGCAAAAAGGCCGATATCCTCAAGAAGAAGATTGAACAGCAGAAGAAGGCCATCGACGAAACAAACAAGATGGCCGAGAAAGCTGCCGAGAAGTACGGCGAAAACTCTGTGGAGGCGTCAAAGTACAGAACACAGGCTAATAATTTGACCGCCGAGCTGAACAGAATGAATGCCGAGCTTGCGCAGCTTTCCGGCGGCGATACGAAGGGCATCGGCGATCAGCTCCAAGACGTCAGCGACAAGATGAAAGGCATCTCGGAAAAGGGCGTCAAGGTCGGGGAAGCAATGACCAAGGGCGTAACCGCTCCGATCATGGCGGTCGGTGCAGCGTCATACGCCGCTTGGCAGACTATTGATGACGGTCTGGACACTGTCGTGACCATGACCGGCGCAAGCGGTGACGCCCTCGAGGATCTGCAGGGCAGTTTGAAGAATGTTTACAAGAACAGCGCCCAGGATATGGATGTGCTTGCGGCGTCCCTGGGCGAAGTCAACACTAGGTTTGGCTTTACCGGCGAAGAGCTCGAAAACGCTACAGACCTTTTTGCTAAGTTTTCCGAGATAAACGGGCAAGACGTTGTGGGCGCGGTCGACTCTTGCGATAAGGTATTAAAACAGTTTGGCGAATCCAGTGATCAAGCAGAAGGTTATCTGGGCTTGCTGACCAAAACGGCGCAGGAAACCGGCATGAGTACCGGCGATCTGTCAAGCTCCCTCGAAAAGAACGGCGCAACGCTTCGATCTATGGGATTATCCGTCGGGGCATCCGTCAAGTTAATGGGTCGCTTCAGCAAGGCAGGCGTTGACGATCAGACCGCATTAAAGGCGATGAGCAAGGCCGCGCAGAAGTACAGCAAGGACGGCAAGAACGTAGCCGAAGGCATGCAGAACTTGATTGCCGGTGTTCAGGATGGATCTGTCAGCTTTGAAGACCTCGCGGATGTGGTCGGCACGAAGAATGCCCTTGCTTTTCAGGATATGGCGAAGTCCGGGGCGCTGTCCCTCGATGATCTGGAAACAAACCTCGACGATTATGAGGGTGTTGTCGAAAGCACGTTTGACGACACGCAAGACCCGATCGACAAGATTAAGCAGACTTTTCACAGCCTGCAGCTTGCCGGTGCTACGCTGTTTGACGCGATCGGGCGGGTTGCCACTCCGATCATCGAAAAGCTGGGTAATGCCGTTTCAAAATTTGCGGATTGGTGGGGCAACCTCAGCCCGAAAACACAGGATATGATTGTCAAGATTGCCGCCTTTGCTGCAGCGGCAGGCCCGGTTATCTTGGTTATATCTAAGATTATCGGCGGCATCGGCTCACTGATTGGTGTTATTTCAGGCTTTGGTCCTGTCGTTGCTGCGGTGGTCGGTGCGGTCACTAGCCCGATCGGTATCGTTGTAGCAGCCATCGCCGGTATTGCTGCGGTGATCGGATTACTTTGGAAGAAAAACGAAGGCTTCCGGAAGGCGGTTACCAAGGTTTGGAACGGCTTAAAGAAAACCGCCTCGAATGTGTGGAAGGGTATCAAGGCACTTTTTACCGGCAAGATCAAAGTAAAAGAAGTTGCCGCCGGAGCATGGAATAAATTAACGACCGCCGCAAAGGGCATCTGGAAGAAGGCAAAGGAAACCTTTACAAGCGCCACGATCAAGGTTAAAGAGGTAGCAACCACCGCATGGAACGCGGTCACTAGTACCGCTTCGAGCATCTGGGGCAAGGTTAAAGGAGTCTTTACTTCTGCAATCGCCGCAAGTCCCGTACTCAGCACCGCATGGAACGCATTAACAACTGCTGCTTCGACTATTTGGGAAACGGTTACCGGCGTGTTCACCGGCGAGGTATCTGTTGTTGATGTTGTAACAACCGCATGGGATGCGGTCACAACGGCAGCCTCCACAATCTGGGATTCGGTGGTTGAAACCTTCGGCGGTGAAATATCGGTTGTTGGCGTGCTTGTCGATGCATGGGATGCAATCCTTGAGACTGCAGGCACAATCTGGGATGGCGTTGTGGGGCTGTTTACGGGTGAGATGACCGTTGCAGAGGTTGCTACATCCGTATGGGACAGCGTAACAACCACTGCTACAACCATCTGGGACGGCGTGACGTCCTTGTTCGGCGGCGAAATATCGCTCACAGAAATAGCTACGACAGTATGGGACAATGCGCAGACCGCCGCATCTAATGCATGGACTGCAATCACCGGATTTTTCACCGGTGAAGCGCCCGTTGTTGCAGAAATCGCAACTACAGCATGGGATAACGCAAAGCAGGCCGCTTCTGATGCATGGGACGCTGTTAAGGGTTTCTTTGAGGGGGCGGCTCCTGTGGTGGCAGAGATAGCTACTACCGCATGGGATAATGCCAAGACGGCAGCAAGTGACGCGTGGGACGCAATCAAGGGCTTTTTCGAGGGCTCCGCTCCGGTTGTCGCTGAGATCGCAACGACCGCATGGGACAATGCTAAAACAGCGGCGTCAGATGCGTGGGATGCGGCGAAAGGATTCTTTGAAGGCGCAGCCCCGGTAGTTGCAGAAATTTCTACTGAAGCATGGAATGACCTGAGCACAACGGCTTCGGACATCTGGACGGCTGTCGGTGATGTTTTTTCATCGTTTGAGATAACTTGGCCTGACTTTGGCGAACTTGCCTCTAATGCTTTTGAGGGGCTGAAAAATGCCGCCTCCAGCGCATGGGACTGGGTAAAAGGTTTGTTCGGCGGCGGCGGTGAAGAGGCGTCGGACCTTAAGACCGGCGAAGTCGACACCTCATCCATCACCACAGCGACCACAGAGATGCAGACGGCATTCAGCGAGGCAACGCTGATTATCTCAGATGTTGATACAACCTCGATTGATAACGCCAATACCTATGTGACCGATGCGATTAAAACCATGTCGGACGGCTTTACCAATATGAAGCCGAAGATCCCGAGCATCGAGACCACGGCGGTGACCAAGGCGAAAACGACCGTCAGCACGCAGACCAAAGCAATTAAGACACTGTTTACTAACTTGAAGCTGAAAATCCCGACTGTGGACACCAAAGCGGTCACCACAGCAAAAACTACCGCATCCAATGCGGCAACTAATATTAAATCAGCGTTTAGCAACATGAAGTTATCAATTCCGAGCGTGGGCACTTCGGCGCTGACATCGGCTTATAACTCTGTAAATAGTAAGATATCGTCCATCAAGGGCTTGCTGAATTTTACATGGAAGCTTCCGAGCATTTCCGTGCCCAAATTGCCGCATATTTCGCCGGTATTCACGGAAAAGAAGTCAGCAGACGGCAAAGTGACCGGCTACGGCCTTAGCTACTCCACCAGTTGGTACGACAAGGGCGGCGTATTTTACGATCCTGCAATAATCGGTATTGCTGAGAAGCGCCCTGAGTTTGTGGGCGCTCTTGATGACCTCAAAGAAGTGGTCAAAGGGGCTATGGTCGAGATGGGCGGCAAGTCCGGCGCTACCTTCGTGCAGAATAATTACAGCCCGAAGTCACTGAGCCGGGTTGAAATTTACAGAAGAACCAAAAATCTAGTTAATATGGCAGCAATGGGGTGATGTTATGGCTTACACAGTAAAAATCAGGAACGCAAGCGGCGATACGTTGCAGTTATATCCGTCTGAGGACTACTTACTGACAAGCATAACCGGCATCACCCCGGCGCTTGCTGTCATAAATGCCACCGAGATGGCAACTATGGACGGCTCAAGGTTTAATTCATCACATGTTTCTTTCCGAAATATCGTTATTACTTTCAAGATCCGGGGGCAGGGCGCAGACGTCCGGGCCCGCCGGGTGAATTTGTATAAATATATCCATCCTAAACACCCGGTGAGGGTCTACATCGCCAACGATCAGCGGGATGTTTACATTGACGGCTATGTTGAGAGCTTGGATGATGCGGGATCGATTTTTTCAGACAACGAACTTCTGCAGGTGAGCGTCATTTGCCCAGATCCTTACTTCCGGGACAACACAGAGGTTGAAGCAGAAAACACTTTCGGTTCAAATACGAGCCTTTTTTATTTTCCGTTCGGCATTCTGCAGGGCTCACCCATTCCGTTTTCCCGGAAAATCATTCAGCAACACCACACCATCATCAACGAAGGTGATGCGGCTTGTGGAATTACTCTGCAGGTGGCGGCTTCCGGGGCTGTAACGAACCCGACGTTTTACAATGAGTCAAACGGCCAGACGATGACCTTCGAGCTGACCATGCAGGCCGGGGATGAACTGATAATCAGCACCGTGCAGGGCCAGAAGAGCGCGAAACGCATCCGGGAGGGCGTTGAAACGAACATAATCAACACCATGACGCACGGATCCGCGTGGCTGCAGCTGGAGCCGGGCGATAATGTTATCTATTATTCAGCGGCATCCGGCACGGCGGCAATGACACTTACCTTTTTGTACACAATTCTTTATGAGGGCATCTAACCATGAATATTTACGTAATGAATGACGCCCTGCAGAGGATCGGAGTCATTGACCGTTAC